GCCGCTCACTGTGCAGTAGCTCACCGTGCCGCCGCTCACTGTGCAGTAGCTCACCGTGCCGCCGCTCACTGTGCAGTAGCTCACCGTGCCGCCGCTCACTGTGCAGTCGCTCACCGTGCAGCCGCTCACCGTGCAGCCGCTCACCTTGCAGCCGCCCACCGTGCAGTAGCGGATTATTATTCCGTATGGGAGATTTTCACCGGAAATCTCATATTCTACAATTTCCGCACGCTTCCCTTTTGTGGGATCTGCTATCCATTTGGCGTGCTCTTCGAGTATTGCTGTCAGTTCGTTCTTGCTCATCTTTTTCATGGTGCCTCCTTTCAATACAACGGTTGGTTGGTGCGCTACGATCCGAAAGGGTGGCCTGGACCAAAATAGTAGCTAAAATCTTGATTCAGGCGCGCCTTTAATGTTCGCCACGCTTGAGAACAACAAATTCTGATCTGATCGGACGAGGGATTTTCTGGAAGCTCCACAAATTCAGCTTCTCCCTCTTGAATGTTTGGACCAAGTAGAGCAAATGCGCAATTGCCATCTACTCCGAGTGCTGCCCGTTCGTACAAAATTCCGTCAATTTCCATGGTGTTTATGCTCCTCTCAATGTGCTGGTTATGCTGTGAGTTCTGACAAAAGATCGTCATCACTGATTTCGTCAAGCATGGCAGTAGGTGTCATGCCCAGAAACCGATACTCGGCTTCCAGTTCCTTCTCAGCGGCCTTGACCTCACGGGAGCGGAAATCAACTTCACACGAAGTGGTTGCGGCGCTAAGCCGTGCCTTTTCACGCTGGAGACGTTCGTAGATGGCCACTAAGTGCGAAGTGTCAGTCATGTTTTCTCCTGTACTGCTCATCAACAATTACAAATATACTCTATGACTACATTGATGTCAATAGGTTCATGTAAATAATTATGATTTATTTTTAAGGTAGAATGTAGCGAGATAAACTACTGCTAAATAGATGATTATGAGCTGATTACATAAACGTATCGGTACTCCTTATTGACGCATAGCGACACGCTTCAACTTGTTTTGTGCTATCTATAGATATACGTGCTACTTGGAGATGATTATCCATGATATATCCAGATGAAAAGGAATGGGAGAACGGTCCAGAAGCGGTAAGATCCCTCAGGACAAACAAAATGATCGAGGGGATCATAGAAGGTAAAACAGCGTCTCAGTCGGCTCAGTTGGCAGGTTTCGGTCCCGCTGCGTGCAGAACTCCATGGAAATTAATCCCTCCCGATGAAATGCGGTCACGATTCCAGCAAATAGCTGAAAAGAAGGGGCTTACATTAGATAAGATCGGCGACAAGATAAGCTCTCACTTAAACGCTAGAGCGAGTTATGTTGATAAAGATGAAGGGCTTATACAATCTAATGTCCCTGATTACAAGGTGCAGCAAAAGGCTTTAGATCAGCTCACTACCTTATTAGGTATGCAGGACGCAAGCAAGGTGGCACAGGGTGGCTCTACGATCAGTTTGAGCATATCTGGGCCTGCTGCTGATCGTCTGGCTGCGATGCTGAGCGGAGAGTAAGCAAGCGCGTTATACAGTATTTGAGCATTTGTTATACGATTTTGGTTGCCTTGTTATACGTTTTGCTGTATAACGTTATACAGAGGCGTTATACATGAGCAAATTGATAGCGATACGTATACCCGACGATCTGTCTGACAGGGTGGATTCCCGGTGTGTTGTGCGCAAGCAGAGCAGGACAGATGTATTGATTGAGGCAATCGAGCGGGGATGGACAATAGATGACCCCGTAGTAATCAACCGTCCAGATGGTAGCGCTACTTATTGTGTGCAGAGCGAGGTACATCCATCAGACGCAAAATACGCGGAGATCTCATCTATTCCACGGCCAACCATAGACGATCTACGCTCCATCTGCGCTGGCAACCTCCCCCACGGCGTGCATTCGGTTTACGAGCCTGAGCCGGATGTGACGCCCAGGTGCTGCGAGTGTGATCGCACCATGATAGGCAAGGCAATCAAGGGGCGCGGCGTAGTGTGGGCGTGCGCTGATAGCGGCTGTGCTATGCACGGCAGGGAGCAAAAGTAATGAGACGAAAAGAAGTAGTGGATAAGATGGAGCGAATACTGGCTTATCGTGGTGGCTGTACCCTGCGTGTAGACGATAAAGTGTATGCGGCTGCGATTAAATTTCTCCTAGAAGAGATTGAGCGCGTGGAGCATACTATGATCCAAGCCTTGCATGACAAAGTACAAAAGGGGAATAAATGAAACCGGGAGAGATCAAGGTAATAAACGGCAAGATATATGGGATGTGCTCCCAGTGTGAGAGCATCGTACGCATAGATAAACCTCTGATCGGATCGCTGCATCTTTGCTCTAATACTCCCCCTGAGCAGACTGCACTACAGATTCAAGGACAACGAGAGCACCCGCATGAATACGGGATGCTGGGAAGGATTTGAATATGCTGATTGTAGAGATATATGCAGTAGTATGTTTGGCTATGGTCGTTGGCGTGATTGTGCGCAACACAATCCGTCCGGAGTTGTAGCAATCCACACTTGCACATCTAATCAACCCCTAGCGCGTCTGTCTACCCTATATGCTCACAGCAGGCAGGCGCGTATGATTGAGTGTGAAAGCTAGGTTGGAGTCCCAGTCGAGGCCACCGGGGTGCCCTAACCCTGCCGGTAGCTGATGGTAACGGATGAAATTTGAAGTGGTTCCACACGCGACACGAAACAATTCAATGGGCCATGGCTAGCATATGAAAAACCATAGATGCTGTGTGGTAAAGTGTTGATGTAGAAAAAATTTGCACCAAAAAATCTGGCGCGTTATGATGGTGTTTAGGTGATGTATGGCAAAGGCGATGCGGGAATCGAAGGAGACGCCAAAGATGGAGGCGCGTTCTCATAGTGCTCAGTTCTTGAAGTCGGCAGTAGCGGCTAAGGTGGGGAAGAAGTCTCCGGGCCTTGGGGATGCTGTTCGTGGCATGAAGAAGAAATAGTGCAAATAACCGAGAAGAACATAGGCCGGTACCTTGAATGGTGGCATAAGGAGAGACACCTTGCGCGCACGGATTTGGTGTGGTTATCGAATAATGTTCTTGGTTACCCGGATGTTTCTGATCGTGTGCATGGCCCTATTATCGAAGCGCTGCAAAAATTTCCTGGTGCGATTGAATCACATAAAACGGTAGACGACTACCGGCAGGCTATGGGAGGGAGGGTTCTTTGGGAGCCAAGATGCAAGATGGAGTTGCTTCCTCCTAACCATGGATTTGAGCAAAGCAGAGACAATCTTATCCTGTTCCCTCGTGGCCACATCAAAACTACAATCGTTTCAGTGGCGCACTCGATTCAGTGGATTCTAAACTACCCAAACGTCAGGATTCTGGGAACAACAGCGACCGAGACGCTGATTACCAGTATCGTACTTGAGATTCGCAACCACTTCATCCTGAATGACCAACTTCGACTTTTGTTTCCTGAACTGTGCCCACAGGCGAAGGATGGGAAGATCCCAGAGTTTGGTAATCTGAGCGGGTTCACCTGCCCGGCAAGAGATAACAACAACAAGAAACTAGGCCCTGGTGGAAAGGAACCAACGTTTCTTGCTTCAACTGTTGGTTCTGCGATCACCGGATACCATGGTGACGTTCAGAAAAGTGACGATCTTGTTGAAAAGATTAACTCTTCTAGCCAAAACGGAATAGATGACGTGATTCGCCATGCTGGTTCGATGGGCGATTTGCTGGAGAAGTACAATACAGACGACCACGAGAAGCCCTTGAAGGGGTGGACAGACATGGTCGGGACCCCTTGGGATTTTTCCGATCTGTATCAGGTGCGCCGCAACCACCACGCGGAGCAGATTACCAAAGGGCTAAAGCCGTCATTCAATCTTGTGGTAAGAAGTGCCGCCCCGAACTGGCCAGATGGCCCTTTCCTGTGGCCGGAGCGCATGGGATACACAGCTCTCAAGGAAATTGAAGACGATCCCATGAAGGGTCCAGCGCAGCTCGCGGCGCAGTATCTCATGAACCCTATCGTAGCTGGACAAGGGCTGATTGATGATGTAAAGCAGTTGATCTGGACTCCTGAAAAGATCATGGACCAACTTTTGCCTAGGATGAGCCTGTATGCGGCTCTTGATGTAGCTGGTATGGAAGACGTTAAGGGAAACGATTCTGATTTTACTGTACTTACGGTGGGCGGTTTTGCAAACGCTAGACTCTACATTCCATTCATGCTGTATGGTAGACCTCCAGTTGAGGAGGTAATTGAATGGATATTCAGCGTTTTCGATAAGTATCCTGGAATCATAAAGCTAAAGATCCAAAAACAGGCTCTTGAGAGAGTTTTGCTGTCAAATCTTCGTCGAGAAATGAGCAAACGTGGAAGATTTTTGCCTATAGATGCTCAACCGGCAGATAATCAGCAGTCAAAAAAGTCTAAAATCAGAGGGTTACGCCCTTGGTTCCAAGGTGGGAATATACGTTTTTCTGATTCTTTGCCATATAGAACGGCAATCGAGACTGAAATAAAGGGATTCCCAAAATACAGGCATGATGACATACTGGATACGCTTACTGATCTCATGAACGAAGGTAAAAGCGTGAATTCAGGTGTTTTAAGTAATAGGGTTGAGGCGTACGCTGTTACTAGCACGTTTCATGACCCAATTTCATTGATTCTTGCCGAACATTATCAAGATGAAGACCAGTTTTATCCAAAGGTCGATAGAGATACAGGATTCCCGGCGTGAAGGAGTGATAAAGTGATCCTATGGTAACGGTAGATTCGAATGCCCCTCCTCCGATGGCTGCAAGCAAGGCTACAGATGCAAATTCAGCTCCCCCACTTGGAGGGTTTGAGCAGCGAACCAGTGAGGGAATTCCCCTATCTCCTGGAGAGTGGTCGGCAGACGAAGCCAAACGTATAGTTCTGGGAGATTTCAATCGGGCAGCGGCAGACAGGTCTACCAATTATGAAACAAAGTGGCAGAATGCCGCAAGCATCTACTCAGCGGTACGTAATGGAGAAAAATTTTGGGATGGATCGCGTACTCCTCGCGCCAATATGCAGATTTGGCACGCTTTCACCCAGGTAAATGCACTTCGCCCACAATTGATTGACGCTATTTGTGGAGCGGATCTCGATTTCAATCACCCAGATTCAGCAAGTTCGTGCTTTGATGCAAAGCCAAATGAGTTCTCTTGGCGGTCTTGTAAAGTTCCAGACATTCCGCTATTGCGTTGACCGCCTTACTGAAGACGCAACAGTTTTAGGGAATGGAATATGGGAATGGGGATGGGATGGCCCGAGAACTGTTCAAGTTGTCCAATGGGAGAGAGTTGTAGAGCCTGAAGTTGCAATGTCTGAGCACCCAATGCTTCCAGGCGTGCAGATCCCAATGCATACTGGGCGCACAGTGAGCTATGTGAGACAGTATTTCAAGCCACAGATCGAAAGCAAATTCTTCCTTGATCCTGTTGATTTGATGGATTTTTATATCGATCCGAATACCCGATCAACAAACACACAAAAGGCTGGATTTTGCATCCGTCGCCATATGATGACGATTGAAAAACTGGCAGAATATAGAGATCAGGAAGGTTTCGACATCCCTGACGACATCACACTGTACCGCCTAAGCCAGCAAAAGACATTTACTGAAGGGGATACGACACGGCAGGCGATTCAAAGCTATCGTGGCGTAAACTATCAGCCCGGGCAAGATCAGTCTGTGGACCCTCGACTTGCCAGGGTAGAAGTTCTCCGCTATTGGCAGAAAAATCATCATGTATGGCTTTTAGGCCGTGAGCATATTGCTTATAACAAGCCAAACCAATATCAGGCACTCCCGTTTCTTAACTGGTGCTATGTCAACGCGTTACATAGCTTCTATGGGTATTCTATCCCCGAACTGCTCGATTCTGGTCAGAAGCTCATCAAAACATTGACAGACGGAAGACTTGACGAGTTGAATTTGATTCTGCATCCTCCATTTATTACCAAGTTGGGGATGGCGCGGACTCAGAGCAAGATGAAATTACGCCCTGGTGCAAACTGGGAAGCGGAAGACCCAAGTAAAGACGTTCAGCGCCTTGAGATGGGGAACGTAACTCAGCAAGCATTTACAGAGGTTCAGCTCGTTGAAAACAGAGACCAAAAAGTCACAGGAATTACGGACCTTGCTGTGCTCGGTACTCCATCCAGTGGAGGTAACTCCGCGAATCGTACCGCGACTGGAGTGCAGGCTCAAACCAACGCGTCTAATTCGAGAGTCCATGGCCTTGTTGCAAATATCGAAGATCAAACCTTAAATCCAATGCTTACTCAGCTTTGGCAGTTGATTTGCATGTTTATGGACCCGCAGCAGATTCTGACGATTCTCGGACCCGATGGACAGAGCTTCCAAGTTGACCCGGTGGACATTCTCAACGCCGATCCCAAGTTTAAGCTCAAGACCGCGAATAACATGAAGATGCGGGCCGCGATGCAGGGTGGTGGACTCCAGACGTTGACCCAGTACGTCCTCAACCCTGAGATCATCACTGCCATGGGAGAACAACAGCAGAAGACGCTCGACATTGAGCAGTTCACCGAATTCTACCTCGACGTTTATAACGTAAAGGCATTCAACCTATTCCGCCCAATGACTCAACAAGAGCTTCAGGCGCAGCAACAACGTCAACAGCAGTCTGGACAGGAAAAGATGCATCTCCAGCAGGCAAGGTTGCAGAATATGAGCGCAGATGCCCATGAGCGTGATGAAACTCAGATTATCGTGGCAACACTGAATGCGCTCGCCAAAATTGGGGCGTTGAACGAAGTCCTTGGAATAGCCAGAGATGCAGAAATAAAATCAGCGAAGATCCTTGAGGCGCAATAATGCAAGCAGATGAACTTCAGCTAGCCATTTCATATGCGGATCTCGCTCAATCTATAGCGTTTAATGACTTTTTGAGATATCAAAGAGTAGAATGCGAAAGACTTGAACTTGCCGCATTGAATGCGCCAGCAACAGACTTTGAGGCATGTCGATCTGCGATAATAGCATGGCAGCAACGACGCTTAGTAGTGAAAACGCTAGAACAAGCTGTAATTGATTCAGCAAACGCACTAAAATCAGAAGAACTGGAGAACCAAGATGCCCGAACCGATGCAGACAGAGCCAGCCGTGCAGGCTGGTAACGAAGGAAGTGGAGACCCCGCTTTTGACGCCGCAATTGCTGAGGCTTCAGCGCAACCAACTGAAACAGAGACGACTGTTGATCCTGAAAAGGCAGAAGAATCTGCGCCAGCATTACCCGAGCCTGATCCGGATTTTACCTTCTCTACCCTGGAAAACGGCCAGCGCGAGATGCGACTTGCAACAGGTCAGGTATATAGGGGAAAAGACGACTCTGATTTATATGCTCAACTGGCTAAAGCCCAGGTATCGGCATCAAAGCGTATTGCAGAGCTTTCGCGAGTTCCTGAGCCTGCCACTGTCGCTACTACTCCAAATCCTATACCAGAAATAGACCCGACAGCGCTGGCCATTGCGGATCTCATGGCTCCGGCTTTTGGTGTCAAGAATGGTGCAGAGCTTGTGTCGGCTTTTGCAGAACAGCAGAGAATCAGTAACGCACAGCAAGAGTTTATGGCAGCGCAACAGGCAAACTATGAAGCTGCAAACTTCTTCCGTGCTGTTCCTGAATTCTCGAAGTCTCAGGCCGATGCAGACCGTATTGATGGATTTCTGCAGGAGAACAATCTCCCATTCAATGCAAAAACTGCTGAAATGGCTTATTACACGCTCAAAGCAAAGGGAGAAATGAGCGTTTCTTCTGCTACATCAAAACCTTCTCCCCCTAAAAATCATATGCCTCCTCCTCCGACAGGGACTTCTCCGGCCAATACTGGGAAAGGTGCCCCAACCGAAAAAGACCTTTGGGCGATGACCCCTGAACAGCTTGAGGCGCTGATTACATCTGCAAATCCACAATAAAAACTTGCATATTTTACTAAGTTGTGTTTATCCTCAGTATAGCGAAGCAATGGAGACCCCATTTCCTAGCTACCGCACTCCGAGAGACCCCCGGCAGTGAGACTTGCTGAAGTTGGCTAAATAACTCATTTCTTGACCTCGGAGACACGATATGCCAGCAGTTCCCGTCGGCACTACCACGCAAAATCCCGGATTGCTGCACCAAGCATCCGCGATTTACTTCGTAAAAAAGGGACTTGACCGCCTCATGCCGGAACTTTATTTCTGGCAGCTTGGGTACAAGGTCCCTTTGCCCCGCAATGTGGGCCGCACGATTCAAATGTTCCGCTTTAATCTGCCTGGACAGAATACCATCCCAGCGGCAGAAGGCGTGAACCCCAACCCGGTTCCTCAATCCAGCTATCCGATTACCTCGATTGTCGAGCAGTATTCAGATTACATGGATTCGTCCACCCTGTACGATGAGACGGATATCAACTCCATCGGTGCAGCCGCGCAGATGGTTGAAGACCTTTCGTTCCGCGCCGCGCTTTCCACCGACTCCATCACCCGCGCTGAGATCGACTCGAATACGGCCTACACCGTTCCGACGATTGGCGCAAACCTGACCGTGGCCGACTTCAAGGCTAATGTCACGCTGATGAAGGGGTCCAACGTCCGGCCTTATGGTTCTGGCGATTGGATGGCTGTCATTCACCCCTATGTGGAATACGACATTATGTCGGATAATACGGCTGGCGGCTTCATCGACTGCATGAAGTACCAGCAGGGAACAAAATTGCTTAACGGTGAAATCGGTAAGGTGGCAGGTTGCCGACTGATGACCTCCACCAATGTGAACATCACCGGCACAGCCCCCAATCAGCTCTACTCGGCGTACATCTTTGGCTACCAGAGCTTCTGCGTTATCCCGCTTGAAGGTTCTGGACCTTCGACTGTTACCGACCCGAAAAATCAGCGATTCAAGGTTTCTGTCGTCAAGCCTGGAATCGGCCCGAGTAACCCCACTGGTGAAATTGGCACTATCGCAAGCTACCGATTTGTGATGGCGTCCAAGATCACCGATCCTCAACGTATGCGCATTATGCAATGCGACGCTTCGCTGGTCTAAAGGAGACCCTATGGCAAACACAAATACTCCGTACATTGCGAAGCCAGCAGCGTCACTCGCCAATCCGATCACGACTGCTGTTGTCTTTCAGCAAACCTCTTCCCCCATCGCTACCGTTGCAGCGACGCAGACCGCCAAGGCTGTTTTCGTCAAATACAATGGGTTTTCTCAGTATGGGGTTGGCGTATCGAACAACGTTGACTTGGCTCGCATTCGTGTAACGGCTGCTGGACGAGCTACGGGTGGAACGAATGTTAACTTCACTCCCTCTCTTTTGATCGCTCCTGCTGCTGCCAATACCGGAATCTCGCTTACCCTGGCAACGAATACGACCGTCTTCAGTCCGACTGCAATGGCGTTCAACTCTGCCAGCGGAAATTGGGTTATCACGGCTGAATTGCTTTGGGATCCGATCTCCGGACAGATCAATGGCCTATCCTCGGGTTACGGGGGCGCTACCACTCAGACCACCACGGCTGTTACGGCTATCACCCCTCTCACTGGATATACTCAGTCACCGACCGTTTCGAGCCAGTCCTATACCACTGCAGTAACGATTCCAGCGCCAACCGGCGAAATGGTTCTTTACTTCGGAGTTGCTGGTCTGTTCTCGACTACCAACGCGGGAAACATTGCCTATCTCGATCTGCTTCAGGTAGACGAGCTGTAAGGAGACCATCATGCCAAGCGCAGGAACGATTCAACCGAACTCGAAGCTGTTGGCCTCCGGTACAGCACTTGCAACCGGGAATACTGCTTCATTCACTATGCCCTACGCTGATGCCTATCGCCTTATCTTGGTGATTGGCACGGTTTCAGGCACAAACCCAACTTTTGATGCTGTTCTCCAAGATTCGCCTGATGGTGGAACCACATGGGTCAACCTGCCCTTGCGGTTTACCCAGATGACGGCTACTGGAACGGCTGCAACTAACCCGTACATCATTTTCAAGCCTGTATCTATCTCTGATGCGGCTTCTGCTGGTGTAACGGCGGCAACTGGCGGAGCAACTGCTACCAATACGCCAATCAACGTAAAAAATGTGCGGTTGGCTTACACTGTTGGCGGGACTTCTACTCCAACATTCCCGTTCAGCCTGTACGCCAATACCATCACCCGTGGTCAGATTGGCCTCTAACCGTATCTAGATCGCAAAAGCCTCTCTTCAGCGGGAGGCTTTTGCGTTAGAATGGTGTGTATGAGCAGTCCACAGGCAATCGACGGAATAAAGCTAAAAGAGCAAGCTGAGCAGATACTCATTGAAGCGGACAGAGAGAAGCATAGGAATGCCGCTGATTCGGCTTTGGCTAAGCATAGAGCTACCGTAGAGGGTAAGGATGGGTGTTTCCTTACGACATATGCTTCGGCGCAGCTAGGAAGGCCACTGGCGCGGAAAGTACTTATTGAGCGCCTGTCAAGAATGAACCCTAACCTTGTTTTTGAGCAAAGCAAGAACTTCCCAAGCATCGGAGCTGTATACGTACTTGACCCGACTGCAAATTTGAATGATCCTGATGAGCGCTGCCGTGGGCGTCGTCATATCGTCGGTATGGAATGGACTGGCCTTTCCCCTGAATTTACTATCCGCAAAATCGGGAACGATGAATGGGGAAAGTTGAAGATGATTGGACAGGTTCGCGGTTGGCGCACAATACTTTCTCGCCTCATTCATGAAAGACTGATAGGCGTAGCAGAGGCAGAGCGTGTATTCTCAATTGCAAAGGGGCGAGAGTCCCAAAGATGGTACGAGGAGATTAACTGATGGCATGGCCTAAAGGTGTACCGCGCAAGCCGCAGGAGGAAGAATTGAAAGAGCATATGGAGCAGCAGACCGTAGAGGAAGTATGCGGGGTTAAGGATGGTGACTATCCCTCTTTAGACGAATTCGTTTCGGAACTTTCTGATCGCGCAAAGACCACCGCCGACAAGGTAATTGAATCTGACAATCTCGTAACCGCATTCCTCACGGCCATGCGCCAGATGAGTGCCGAGAACCGGGAAACCACTCTCGCAGCTATTCAGGAACTAAAGAAGCTCTCGCCGGAAGACCAGGAGAAGGCCGACCGTGAGAAACAGCAACTCATGGAGCAAACCTTGCGCCGGGTTGAAGCTGCGAAAGCTCAAGAGGAAGAGATTGCAGAACGGCAGGAAATGTGCCTTCATGTTATGCCTAATGGGCAGACGAACTTTCGCGGCCAAGTTTTATCGAACGGATGGGCGCATGTGTTCTGTTCGTATTGCCACAAGTCTTACGACTTTGAAGCAACTGACGTTGAAGCAAATAAAAGTGGCTTGAACGTGGACAAGTGGGGGCCTAATGCTCATGCAATAATCCGCAACCGCGTAGCGGCTTCCAAGCAACTTACTCCTCCTCCGGTTCCACGTGTTCCGGCTGGAGCAACCATCATCTTCGGGTAGAAAATGCCTACACTGTCAACTAATCCGAGCGCTCCTGTTGGGATCTATAACCCTTCGTCGATGAACTGGCAGCAAGTTTTCGACTTTACGCGTCGGCAGGGCGCTGGATCAGTGCAGGTATCCCAATCAGACATTTTGATTATCTGTCAATTGGTTTCTTCCAGGATATGGACTGCTCATCCGTGGCAATTTACTTTGACAACTACCGCAGGCATACCGGCAGTCAATGGTCAGCAAAACTATCCGATGCCTTCTGACTGCTATCGGCTGGTTAAGGCATGGCTGCGCTATCCTCAACCCGTTGTAGGCTCATCCAATACTGTCCCTCCCTTCGATGATCCTGCATATCTTGCCTATCAAGCCGCGCTTGCATCGCAGACCTATGTGCAGGGGCAGGACTTGAAGATAGACTCGCCTGCTTTTTTCTTCTATCCCTTAGATGTTGTGAAGACGCTAGATAATAACCTTTACCCAAATACAGCACAAAAGATCCACCAGATAACGCAGATAGGCAACTCGGGGGAGTGGCGTCTTTCGCAGGCCACGTACGTACCTGCCGATCAGCCTTTTGAGTTATTTGGACAATACCAGCCATTCTCGCCAAAGATCATAGACTTGGGAAAACTTCTATGGATGCCAGACAATTACTCAAATCTTGCTGAGGCGGGTATCCTCTACTATCTATACAAGGCAAATAATGACCCAAGGGCTGGAGCTGCATCTTTCCAGAATGGGCGCATGGTGTATTCTGGGCAGCTTGCAGTATGGATGGGTGAAATAGAGATGGCCGCAGAGCAAGAGCGCGAGGGGTCTGTAGATACATTCTCCCCCGAAGATTCTCTAGGATCTAACTTGGCAGCGCAGGGAATATGGATTCCGTAATGGAGGAAGTATGTCAGTAACGGTAACGGTAAATGTGGCATCTCTTGCCGGTGGAACTAGTCCAGGGGCATACGTTCTTGTAACTCTGCTCAATTGCGGGTCATCTCCGTCTGTTGTAAATACCTCCACTCCGGTACCGATTACGCAGAAGTTTTACCCGTATAACGGTACGGTATCCTGCACTTTATACGACAACATAACGCAGATTGCCTGCGAAGGGAATATGCTGTCGTATTATTCGTTCTCTCTTGTGAGCGGTGGTGTGACGACCTTCATCAAGAATGTCGAATTGCCTCCAGGGACGTTCAATCTTGCCAATCTTGCCAATGTGACTACTCCCCCCTGGCAGGCTGGAGTAATTCAGGGACCGCAGGGAATAGCCGGGCCTACTGGAGCGGCTGGAGGAACTCCATTTTATGTGCAGCTTGTTGGCACAAAAGACGGCGTAAACAAGATATTCTCGTTGCCATTTTCAAATACTCCTTCGCTTTGGGTAGTTGTGCAAAACACTGTGATCGTAAGCCCATTTCTAACAACTCCATATGGGTATACGACTCTTAATAATGTTGTTACATTCAACACGGCTCCAGAATCAACCGATGAGCTTGAATCTTTCGGGGTCTACTAGAAATGGCTGATTCTCCTCTCAATCAACTGACGTATCTAGGTATCGATAAACCTACACTAGGCTATCGCACGAATACGTCCCCAGTTGATGAGTCACCGCATTGGACATTTGGTTCTGCAAACACCATGTCTACAATCACTGGAGAGATGGAGAAGCGTCCGGGATTTTCTTTTGCTGTCGAAAGTGCGCTATCAAGCATCCCGGGAGTTATTAGACGCTTGTTTACGTGGCGCAGGTGGACTCAGACCGTTCTTGATCCTACTACGAATACGGGAGTATCAAAGGAAGGCTCTTTCTTTGTAATGGCTTCGGTTGAGACGGAAACCACTGGGTATCTATCCCAAGTATGGAAATATGAAGTTGGCGCAGATAGCTCGTTTTCTATGATTTACGCTGACGCTACTTCAACTACTTCGCAGCCGTTCGATTTCATTACATCTAACAATTTTGTGTTCTTTGGGAACGCCACAACTCGCGAGAATATGCGCAAGTACAACGGTACCGCTGTAAGCGCATCAAACATTACTACATTGTGGGGGCTAGACCCCCCGGAAGCTCCTCCGTCTAGAACACTTGTAAGCCCCACTCTCCCCCCTGGACTTGCATTTAATGGGACCACACTTTCTGGAACTCCTACTAAAAGCGGGACATATTCAGTTACGTTCACCGCTACAGATCCTTCGTATAATGAGAATGACTCTGATACCGATGCGGATCAGGTAACACAGTCTATAACGTTTACAATCAATGAGGCTGTTCTTGATTGGGAGAACGATTCCGGCCCCCTTGCTTTTGGAGAAAAAGGAGTAGCGTATTCAAGCTCTGAAGTGCAAGCATGGGGAGGTACTTCCCCATACACCTATTCGATTGAATCAGGATCATTGCCAACTGGGTTAAGTATCAACGCGACGACCGGTGTTATATCGGGTACCCCGACAAGCCTAGGCGATCACACTTTTGTGGTAAAAGCTACTGACACATATACTTACAGCGCAACAGACACAAAGACTCATACACTAAAGCGCGTCTATACGATATTTATCGGTAGTCCATCTATATCTATTGCCCCCCCCACGCCCACTACTGGCACCGTGGGGATAGATTACACAGGGAAGATCACGCCAACAGGGGGGACAGCCCCTTACTCGTATTCTACAGTGTCAGGAACTCCCCCCTCTGGCGTATATCTCGATACAGATGGAACGGTTAGCGGCACCCCCGCTGTTACGGGGATCTATACGATTGTCTTTCAGGTAAATGACAGCGCAGGTCTGTCGAATCAGGTAAAAGTCGTATACAAAATATATTCTTCATCGCTTGCTATAGCGACATACCCAGATCCAAAAGCAGGCAAGGTTGGATATGCCTATAGTTATACCCCTTTTGCAAGTGGCGGCACGCTTATTCAGACAAGCACTTCTACTGTAAACAATCACTCTAGCGCTTGGCAGTTTGTCGGTACCCAGTTCCGTACAGCGCATACTCCTGTAGTTACGCCTCTGTCCGCATTGACATTTACAGGATTCTCCCCACTTCCCTCAAGTGCGACGGTGATCGGTTTAAAGTTTAGCACGCTCAACATTTCACAGAGCACATCTACAGGCTACGTGTCTAAGGTGTCTTTGTGGCAGGCAGGCGATACGATTGGTGAGCTAAAGACTCCTAATACTGAATTTACTACCGCGTTGACTACGGCAGAGTTCGGTGGACCTGTTGACACATGGGGGCTTACCGCCCAAGATATTACGGACTTGGTAAACGATCCTACTGGTGGATTCGCAGTAGCAGTAAACGTTCCTGACACTATACGCGTATTTATCGGACAGCCATTCAAGAGAACAGTTTATTATTCAGATCCCACTGCCGGACTTAAAATTACAATCACCGCCGAGCCAAACGCGCTTACGGCGCAGACGGGATATATCTATGGTCAGACATTTACTTCCCAATATGGACATGAATCTGCAATGTCGTATCTGTCCGCATCTACCGGACCATTTACAGATATGGCAATAAGGTGCAATGTAATATCATCGGCAGACCCGCAAGTGGGAGGAGCAGCAAGCGGAGTTCCTAATGGAATAAACTTGTATCGCTCGACAGATGGAGGAGCGTCAGACCCTTCTCTCATGAGGCTTATTGCATCGCTTAATAACGTGAGTGCGACATACGTTGATACAACTTTAGACACAGATCTTGGCTTGCAAACTGGGCCTGCTCTGTATGTCAATGATCCACCGCAGCCCCTCCATGGGTTTGTTTGGGCTAATGGACGCATATGGGGCAAGAAAGACAACAAGACTTGGTTTACCGGGAATGAAGAGATAACCAATGGGATACCGGCAGAATGCATGTCAGATGCTATCAATGGGAACTATTACACTTGGCCTTCCGCAGTGGGAGGAATGGCTGTAACTTCAAATGGAGTTGATATTGGGATTGATGAACAGTTCTGGCAGATTTCAGGCGACACACTTTCCACCTTTAGAAAGTCAAAACTCCTCCAGGGAGGAGGCGTAAAATATCCGACAAACATAATGTCAGTTGGAGATAATGTGTACTGGATTGACACATCTAAGCAGGGATGGTCTTCTGCCGATGGAGAGTTTGGAGAAAATATTCGACCGGATCTGGCATCGCTAACTCTCTCTAAGGCGTTTATCGGTCTGCACAAGTCAAAACTTTTCAACTGGATATACATCCTTGATTCGGTAAACTCTATCCTCTATGTGTACAATCTTGACCTAAACCAATGGAACACTCCTTGGCAGTTTGGGTCAAAAATGACTGCCATTATTTCAGGCGAAATAACGGATGGAAATATTGAGCTTATTGCGGCGTTTGATAATGGGCATGTGATGTACTTGAATCCAGATGGGTTTGTAGACGACGGGGTGAAGTATTCAGACGCTCTTAAATCAAATCTTTTAGCGATTGTCCCTGGAAGAGGAACAACTCTTCGCAATGCCGCAGAAGTAAGAAAAGTTACCCAGTTTGACATGGAAATCTCTACTGTGCAAGATGGGCAAGAGTTTATCCCAAAATCTCCCGAGTTCTTTGGATGCATCGTAGATGATGACCCCGGGCAATCAGTGCAGGATCAGTATTTTGACCTTTCTACGAATATTTGCAACCCTCAGTATCAAGACCAAACCGTTCAAAAGAGGTATATTATACCTAAGAGATGGATGGTTGATCAGGCCGTACCAAGCGGAAGGCGCATAGCTTTCATGGCAAAATGGGATGCATCTGATCAAGGATGGACGATGTTTAGTTTCGACATAGCCTGGAGGACGTAATGGTGAGTTTTCTGAAGTTCCCAGACAATTCGCAACTTTCCACCACAGACGATGCGCGCCTATCGCGAATAGAGGCCACTCTTCCATCCAAGGTTCACGGGAATACGACGTACTCTAACTCCTCCTTGGCCGTCCCCTCGACTGGATCTGTTACTTCCTTGGGGACGATTGCTCCTACTGGGATTACGGCAACTGGATCTACATTCGCTTTTACGGTAGAAGGGTATTTTGCATTTACCTCTGATGGGAATTCGATAAAAATTTACTGGGATGGCACAAACGGCTCCAAGCTGATGAAGATCCTTAGGGCAGATGGATCAAATTTTTCTATCGCGGCTGGGAGTAAGACAATTGGCGGTCTTACAGCAAATACGCAGTATGGATTCGCAGCTTTTGTGGCAGTCGCTCAGCCAAACCACCTGTCTTTTGCCAAGGGTAATAAAGGAACGCCAAAGTTTGCCTTCTCCCCTACAGCTACGGCAGAACAAAAATCGACAGCTAAACGTACTTTGAGACTTACGACAAATGAGCGCATCACAGAAGGATTCATCTACTTTACGGCAAATGCGGGAGCCTCTGGGCTAGGCACAGGAACATATGCAGGACAGAATCAATGAGAAATCATATTTATGTCAGGCCGTTAAGGTTGTACGATGAAGAGGATAAGGCTGCTTTTGTGTCAGCAGCAGACGCAAGCGGGAAAGAGTTCCCAAGGTTTGTATTCACTTTGCCGACCACTCGCATCATGGTTGCAGAAATGGGGAGCGAGATTGTCATGTATCAGCCGCAATTCGTTTCTCTAAACTTTGGGTCACTGATACCTAATGGGAAGCAGCCGGATACGCTCATGGCGTCTGCTCAGCATCAGCTCTTAGCCGCAGCTTATACGAGAGCACATTCAGAAGGGCTTGCAGACATATTTACGCTAAGCAATAACGCGCAGACAAGGAAATTAGCATTGCGACATGGGTTTATCGAGCGCCTGGACGCTATGAGATTGGAGATACGATGAGCCAAGATACATCCTCACAAAAAGGGCAGCTAAACACGCAGAATCAATTGCAGTCCCAGGCTCAGAATTCGGAGAATCAGCTTTTGCAGCAAAACAACGCTGCTCTATCTCCATACCTTACAGGGAATAAGGGGTTTACTCCTGAACAGCTTGCGGCATTAAACTCTCAGGCTCTAGGGCAGAATGCATCAAAATACAATCAAGCTACACAGCAGACAAACCAGCAGCTTGCCGCGCGCGGAGAAGGTCTAGGGAATATGCCTAGCTCCGGAGTGGCTGCTACCGGATACGGAAACTTGCAGGCTGCAAAGGCGGGAGACTTGGCCGACTCTCTTAGGACAGTCACTCTCAATAATGCGCAACAGGCCTTAGCCAACAAGTTCAATGCTGCTTCAGTTTTGAGCGGAAATGCACAAACATATGCGGGAAATGTAGGCACATACGGATCTGGGGCGTCAAATGCTCTAGGGGATCTGACTCAGGCGCAATCAAACACATGGCAATCTCAATTTGGGAAGGCGGCTGGATCGGCTGTAGGTGGCGCAGCAGGAGCATTTACGGGAGGTTTCGGAGCTTCGGCGGCTGGGCAACTAAGTAAGTCTCTTGGATGGGGGGGGAGCAAATGAGTACTACGCCAACTATTACCGATCAACCCATCACCGCGCAGGACCCTCGCGTTGCGCAGATTCTCGCTTTGATTCGGGCGAAGAGTGGAAATGTTGCAGCCCCAGAAACCTCGTCTGTTTCTGTTGATACCACAATCCCACAGCAAGTTGCTCCTCCAAGCCCAAGTATTCCCGGAATGCCTTCGCTTGCATCTCAGGTTGCCACTAGCCCTACCTCGGCACCTTCGGATACGCAGAGCGTACCGCAGATGCCAGTAGCCCAAAATCCGCAGCTTCCACAGGCGCAGGCTCCTAATGTAACCTTGGCGAAGGCTGGCCCGATTAAGTCATTCCTACAAAGCCTTGTCTCTGGGCTAGGTACAGCCACGTATGCAGGCTCTCAGGCGGCTTTGCAGCATCTTGGTATGCCCACGGACTACGAGAAGCAGCAAGATGCTTTAAAGATCGGCTTGCAACAGCAACAGCAGAACTCCACGGAAGCTCTCCGGAAGGCACAGCAAGAGCTTTATGGGGGGAAACTGGAGCAACTCCAATCTCAGTTGACCCCTACGCAGATACCAAATGACGCTTCAAAATATGGAGCATTCGCGGGGACTACTCTCCCTCTCAGTGCAGCTCAAGCAGTCATGCAAAAGATGGAAGCCCTTGCTAATGCAAAAGACATAGCTTTAGGGAAGAATGAGACGACGCTAAAGGGGAAAGAGATTCAGTATGGACCAGATTCTTATCTTAGAAAGGGTGTACGTTCGGTAGATGGGAGAATACAGCTTTACGATAAAGCCACTGGAGAAAAACTTAAGGACATGGGGGAGGATAGCTCTATTATCGCTGGCGTAGCGAGAGCTAATGCCTTTGCTCGTGCCCGCGCCCAATATACCCCCTTCTCTACCACGGACGAGAACGGCTCCCCAACGGTCGTTTCCAATATGCAAGCCCTTCTGAGCGGGGCACCAAAACAGAGCTTTACTGAAGCGCGTAATCTAACCTCTGACATGGTTGGAGTCAAACAGTATCAAGATATTTTAGACCAGAAGATTTCTCCAAATCTGTCTGTGCTCAACGACCCTACACAGCGTGCTGTAATTGCGCACACCTTATCTGAAGGCAAGAATGCATCCCCTGGAGCTATTCAGGCGCTCATTACCAGCGGACTGCAAGAAGGGGCTTTAAGCAAAGAGGGGGCTGCGCTTGCTGCTGGCATCATGCAGGCACGTGAGTTTGGATCTGTTGCGCGTAAATACGGCGGCAATATGAACGGTACAGAGGGGCTGATGGACCGCATCATATCCAATCAGGCTTCTCCTCTTCACGCGGAACAATTGAATAGAGATTTGATCCAGAATGATCGCGCATTTACTGCCAAGGCTTTGAACTCCATCACCACCTTGATGAGCAATACTAAGCGCACAGCAGCAAAAGGATCAACAAATACACCTAGCGATAATTCGTCGCCACAGCGCCCTTCTGGGGTTCCTGCAAATGCGCAATATATAACCGATCCTAAAACCGGGAAGAAGGGATGGGCTTGGTAATGGGTGGATTCTCACATTTCGTTCCCGATGAAAGCCAACCATCATATTCCCACTTTGTCCCGGACAATAGCGGCCCTGTGCCGCCGAACATTACCGACAATCCAAAGGGTGAGGGAACCTATGCAATGTGGAACGATAGGGGCCAGAAACTCGGCATCCCTTATTCGCAGGTTCCGGCAGCTAAACAGAAAGGATACAAGTTCGACACAAATCCAGATCAGTCTGGATCACTTCCAGCAGTACGATACGTGAAAGATGCCGTATATTCCGGGAACAAAGGTCAGCCAAGCAACGCAAGTCTATATTGGGAGGGTTTAACCAATCCTATTGGAAGTGGAGCGAATCAGCAAGGAGTATATGGAGGAATAAAACAGGTAGGTGGTCAAGCAATCAAGACTATGGCGCAGCCCATAATGCATCCTATTGACACGCTCGGCGGAATGGCAAAGATCGCTGGAGATGCCATTACAGGTGGCTCACAAGCAGCGGGAGAGGATATTATTGGTCCTATTATCCAGCAATACATTCAAGACAAGCAGCAGGGCGGTCATGCGCTGGCGCTAGAGAATCTAGCTGGCAATCTAGCTGGACAGGTCGAAGGAGGAAGGGCAATCGGTGGAGCAGTATCTAAAACGGTTCCTGTTGTAAATGACATAGGAAGCGCGATACGAACGGCTGCTATTGGTAATCCCGATGTGCCTCTCACGCGTGGATTGGGAATTACCGCCCGGACAAAGACAGGGCTTTCTTCACTACAAGCATCTGGAGAAGCATCTCCTCTAGATGTTTCTCTTGAAGATGCCCAGGGAGCTCGACCTTATGGGAAGGGGGCAAAAAATCTTGAAGACCTCCAAGCAAAACTAACTGATGCAAGAAAAGAAATCAATGCCCCGCTCAATACCGCTCTTGACGCAGTAGGGGGTAGAACAATTCAAGGACCGGATGGTCCTGCTACCATCAGTGATCTTGAGTCCCAACGCGCACAGCTTTCCGCGCAACTCAGGGGTTTGCAGCAGAAAGACCCTCTCGCTATCCAGACTGCTTTGCAAAAAGGCATGGGGGAAGCTGATCTAAAAGCTAGATACGATGCAATCGTGGATGCGATGACACCGCATCTTGATTCTACTGGCATCGATTCTCGTCTCATCCGCCAGCAGGATGCTCAGGTGGCGTCTATTTATTCCAAGATTGCAGGTCGCACAACCCTACCCGAAGCGACTAAGCCTTATGGGTTTGCTCGTGTTGGTGACCTTGCAAAATTTGGCAGTGGAAGCGGCATTGATCTTTTAGCTCCAGCAAAAACTCTAGGTAGCATCACGAAAGACATTGCAGCGGGACGGTATTGGAGCGAAAGGCCAACTGATGTCAATCTCCGCGAGGGATTCCGTTTGGCTGGCCCTAAGCCTGATTTCGGTACTCCATCGCCCCAATTCATACAGAAGCCTGCGCAACTGACGAGCGGTACTATTGAGTTGCAATCTCCTAGCAGTCCACAGGTAGGACCATCTTCCCCCGCAATTAACATTGCACCTGATACACGAGCAGCAAGGCTTGGACTCTTGCTTAAGGCCCCTCCGATTGAGTTGCCTGGAACGGTTGAAGTAACTCCACAACCGCCATCCTATGCAGGAACAACACAGACTCGGCTCGGAAGACTCCTTACTTCTAGCACGGATGAGCAGAATATCCCGCTGTCCGAAAAGGTGGATATTTTCCCTAATCAGTTGCCGGGCTCTAAACGTTCCGGAGGGACAAAACCAACTATAAGTCCGAAGTTGGCTGAAATCCTAAAAAGGAAGGGAAGATGAGCGCAAAGGTTTTTACTCCAAAACTCGGAGGAGCTAGACCGAGGCTATCGGCACAGCTTAGTTCCCCAACTTTGATCCAGTTCACTCCGAAAATGCTGGCGGCTGTTCAGGGTGCCGCTGCAAAGGTTGCTGCGCAGAAAAAGACCAGCAAGTCAAAGACTTCGGCTATACTTAAAGCGTTAACGGGGAATTTCTAGGAGGCGTTATGCAGAAGGACAATCTTCGCAAGCTGGCAATTACAACCGCTCTTACGTCGGGAGACAATACGCTTGTGGGTGGAGGACAGCTTGGTACCGGGATTGGATCTATCCGAGTATGGCAGGTAGAGCTTGAATCGTCCGGGGCTGAGGTAATCGCTCCCAAATCTGGAACAACTGCTATCCCTGGAAAGATTATTCTCACGGACGCTGGATCTACGGTAGTGCTTCAGGCTACTGGCGCACCTTGGATGGAATGCCTCCCTGGACAAAGCCTAGTATGGAATCTGACCACAGGTGGCACACTCACAGGGGCTATTTACTATTCGCTGGCTTAGGAGATTGAACATGAGAAAGGTTTTTGCCATTGTTGCGCTTATTGTGTTTGGATCGATAGCAAATGCACAGATTGATCTAAATTCTAAGCGTACGGCTCCACAGGTGAAGGGAATCGTCCAGCCAGTTAACGGAGGTCTAGGACTCGATACTTCCTCCTCAACAGGGTGCCCAAAAGTAACTGCTGGAGTGTGGAGCATCAGCCCATCAAACTGCACTGGATCTAGCGTAGCGTTTACGATCAACAGCTTTACAGGATGCAATGGATCTTTGGAGCTTGGCGCAACCGTGGTAAATCCGGTTTGCACGGCTACTTATTCCACAACTCCCACAAGCGCAACGATTACAAATACGGATGGAATCAGTTCACCTACGAACATGATTTCTCCATTTACAAGTACCACGATTACAGGAAGTTTCGTACATACTTCGATTGCGACTACCACTATGACACTTACGGCGGTTGGAACATCCACGCAAACGGCTACCCAGGCATACACATGGAACCCGCGTATATTCGCTGGCGTTGGAGCGTCTGGGGCAACATCAACCGTTACAGCTTCAGGGACTAATGCCGTTCTATCGACTTCCGACGTTATCCCAAGCATCCAGATCGGTCCCGAATCGGTAGGGCAGACTATTGGGTCTTTCTCCCCATCTGGGCAGGTTATTTACCTTCTTCTAACTGGGGGGAGCCATACATTTATTGACGTTGGCACAGGGTTCCCGTTTGCGTTCAACGCTCCTTTAACTGTTTCGTTTGTAAATGCTAACGGAGTGACAATTACCATGTATTTGTACGCTAGCACCAATAGTTTGACTGGGACATTCACCCCGAAGATTGTGAGCTAAAATGCGCAGATTATTTCAAATCGTATTTTTGGCATCTAGTATTGCATATGCCCAGATCCCCGTACCACAGATAGGTCTTACGGGCAATATCGGGTGCCAGGGGTTCCCATGTGTCAATAGCGGAACTCTGGTTATGTCGCTAGATGTAGATCACTACATGACCGTGCAAGAGACTTCCGCTCAGTACATTAAGGTGACGAGCAGTGTATCTCTTACGGCTACCAGGAACCTAGTAGCGCCATCTGGAAAATTCAACTTCACAATACAGAATGCCACTACTGGAGGTCAGTCTATCCAGATCATAGGATCTAGCGGGACTGGCATAACGATTACCAATGGATCTACGGTAGGTGTTTGGAACGATGGTACCAACTTTGTGCAAATTGGCGTCGCGGGTGGGTCTGGAACTGTAAATAGCGGAGCTACTGGGCAAGTGGCATATTATCCTTCCAGTGGGTCAGCAGTAAGCGGGACAAGCACTCCCTCTGTGACTACGATTTCCGCAGGGCATGTCATCGGCAACAGCTCCACTCCTACGGCGGCTGTAGGCGCAGCAGCAGGTTCGGGAGCGACGATTTCAATGACTTGCTCAGGATCGGCTATTTCTTGCCATTCCACAGATGCGGCTGGCGGGTTCTTTCTAGCAACAGGAACCGGAGCTACGACGGGGGTTGTGGCCACTATCACATGGAACGTGGCATATACGGCCAGCCCTAACTGCTCCCTGTCGTTTATTGGAATGGCTGTACCAACTGGATTAAATGGAGCACTTAGTACAGGAACGAGCACAACTGGAATGACCATATACACCAACACTGCCTTGACATCGAGTAGTAGCTACACGATTGGGTATATGTGCATCCAATGAGGAGAAAATGAGAATACTGGCATTAATATCGATTTTCGTGTCACTGTCATTTACCGCAGTAGGACAGATAAGTTCTCCGCAGATCCCTCTCACTGGGAATATCGGATGCCAGGGGTTCCCATGCCTAAACAATGGAACTCTCATTATGGCAACTGATGCAGATCGCACGATGACGGCAGTGGAGACAAGCGCTTTTTACATCAAGGTAACCAGCTCAGTATCATTGACCACCACGCGCAAATTGATCTCTCCCGCCGGGAGATTCTTTTTTACCATAGAGAATGCTACCACTGGTGGGCAGAGCATACAGGTCATAGGGCAGTCAGGAACGGGCGTTACCATCCCTAATGGGGGAATGGTAAATGTGTGGAATGACGGAACGAACTATATTTCAACCCTGTCATACGGGCTAGCTGGATCGCCAAATATAACCGTAGGGGCTGTAAATGCCAGCAGCCTTACAGCTAGTGGGCTGTCTGTAGGAAACTGCGTACAAGTCACCACTGGAGGATTGCTTACCACCACAGGGAGCGCTTGTGGAACTAGCAGCGGAACCATTACTGCTACTGGGACTCCAGCTTCAGGGAATTTAGCTTTTTTCAGCGGGGCAACATCGATCACATCTGGCAACCTGAGCGGAGATATGACAACGTCCGGAACAGGCGTTACAACTTTAGCGACAGTCAGCACTACATATGGGGCTTGTGGTTCTGCGTCAACATCTTGCGTGCCAACGACAAATGCTAAAGGACTTGTTACATCGCAGACCGCACCTAGTATTCAGATAGCAGAATCGCAGGTTACGAACCTGACAACAGACCTCGCTGCAAAACAGGCGACGGGGAACTACATTACGGCGCTGACTGGAGATGTGACGGCAGGAGGACCAGGCTCAGCAGCGGCAACCGTGGTGCACGCTCCGGCCAGTGGCATCACAGGAACAACTCTTGCATCAAATGTGGTTGGTTCATCGCTTACATCTGTCAGTACATCTCCTGGCGTTACTACAGGGGTTTGGAATGCTGGAAATGTTACAGCGCCAACCATTACCGCAACGGGAGACCCATCGACAGGGAATTTGCGCGCAACCAGCACAACTGGCGGTGATCTGCGATTAACAAATACTTCTGTCACTAATGGGACATGGGATATTGGGAACATACCCAGCGCATTAACTTACAATGGCCACACTTATGCGGCTGGAGTAGGTCTGCAATTATTTAATACATATAGCGGCGTAGATGCCTTAGTTGTGGATACCACTAATGCGGCATTTAATATCCCCTTGTATGTAAATGGTAATATTTCTGTTTCTAGCTGCACTGGGTGCGTACAGGTATCTCATATCCCATCAATATTTACCACAACTTCAACATCTTATGTAAATACCGGCATATCGCTTTCAATTCCTTCAGTAGCAGCAGCAAAGGCATATATGGGGAGATGTAATATAGGATGGGGGAATGCCAGCTCATCGGCTACTACATATTTTGCCTATAGCCTTACCAATGCCCCTATAGATATAGTTCTTATGAATTCATTTATGACCACCAATACTATCAGCAGTCAAACGTCATACTGGAGCGATTTAGGCACACAGCCTTCTCATATAATAAATAGCGCTTCTCCTGGTGCCACGGCAGATTATGTTGTTTCTTTTGATTTTACATTATATGAAGCAGCAAATACCAGCAACACGCTAAATATACAGATAAAAACAAGCGATGCTTCTTATGCAGCACATGCGTCAGCAGGAAGTGCTTGTACATTGTATAACTAGGTAATAATTGTTTTAGGAAAATAGCGAGGAGAGCAGATGAAAATAATTATTACGACAGTGGCGGGTCTTGTATTAGCGATCACGTGTGCACATGCCCAGATCATTAACCCGAAGCCAGCCTCAAGTATCATCACAGGATCTTCACTCCCCGCAACGTGCAACGTGAATCCAACGCAGATTTACAGCGTTGTTTCGGGAGGGGTTACTTCATCTTATTATTGCTCGGCTACTAATACTTGGTCAGCATTTGGAAGTGGCAGTGGTGGCATGAAGACGCGCACATGTACAACAGGGGATTCTCTCGACACGTATTCTGGCTATCAGTCGATATGCAATTCGTCTTCACCTGTGGCTCTTACCATCTCTGCGCCAAGCTCTTTGCCTGTCGGCTATGTCGGTATAATTTCAAATCGAGGTACTGGCACTGTTACGCTTACTCTCACATCGGGGGGCGTCTATGTAAATGGCGTTTACTCTGCCACGCTGACTGTCGGGCCGGATCAATCGGCGAATATTGCGCTCGACCCGGACGGCACTGATTTTACTTCGCAGAGATCCTTGATTGCAGGAACAAACGTAACGTTAGGCTCTGATGGGTCAATCAATGCGTCTGGCGGAGGGAGCGGAACAAGCTACCTATACGGGACGGCAAGTTCAACCGTCACCGCTGCTGGCAATGTAGAGGTACAGGGCGGCATCAATACGGGCGGTGGCCCGGCAGGTCTTACCGAGCGTTGGCAGCAATTCAGCTTTACAGGGACATTCACACAGTGGGGGTTGGTTTGCCAATCCACTTCGGCTGCAAATACCGTTACTAATTGCCCTGCCAGCCCCTACGTGGTGGTAGGAGTTGCCGTTTATCAGCCTACTGCCACCACTGTGATGGTGGCAATGGAGGGGAGTACAATCCCGATTAATGCATCAGCAGCCGTTACGGTTGGGCATACTGCATGTGGAGGTACGACGGTTGGGTATATCACAGATTCGGGGGCATCATCTGCTTGCCAGCTTCAGCAGACTGTGGGTATCGTGCAGGCGATCACGGGGACGTGGCAAGCGTTCCCAGACGGTACGGCCTTCCCTACCCTTTCGAGCACTCTTCCTCTTGTTCTACTGAAAAACATCAACCCCACTTTTAATATGGGGTCTTCATATTGCTTGACAAAATACAGCACATCATTGTCAGGGTTGATTACTTGCTCCGGGACCCAAGATAACGGCACATCGGCTATTTCTGGAGAGCCTCTATATACACTACAGGGACACGCATTAGACATTTCTACCACCACTGTAGCGATTACAGGGACGAGTTTCACAACGACCGGGTATTACTTTCCTGCGACAACCACAATTGCAGCAAAATCCAGCTATATCGGACGCTGCCACATTGCTTGGCAACAAGCAACGGCAGTCGGAACAGTGCAGTTTGCGATTGCAACGAGCGCTGCGCCGACTCACCTGTTTGTAACCTCAAGCACAAATCCGCAAACGCTTTCAGGCGCTACCCCGTATACCACGTCGGACATTACGACGGCGACAACCACGGCAGTGACAGCGGCAATCACCCCGGGCACAATCAACACTACCTACTTCACCGATTTAGATGTAGACCTTAGTCAGTCCACAACGGCCAACACGTTGACACTATACGGCTTAACCAGTAGCGCGTCAGACGCTTTGAATATTCTGCCGGGGA